CAAACGTAGTATACAACGTGCACTGGATAGTAACAGGTGTTGATGGAGATTATTCAGCAACTAATATAGGTACTCAAGTTGTACCTTTAAGTGAAGGCAGTACGTTCATACCATTTGAGGACTTAACTAACGACGTAGTTGTTGGCTGGACTAAAGAGGCTATGGGTGAAGAGCAAGTAACTCAGATAGAAGCTAGTATTGCTAATCAAATAGAGGCTTTAATAAACCCTACGTCTATAACATTAACAATCCCAAACTAAATTAGCGTATTTACACGTAATAATACACTTAAGTATAACAATTAAATATAATTAAAATGAAAAAAGTAAAAGATGTACCTGTAGTATCTAAAGCTGTATCTAAAGAGCAGCTTATTAAATTGCAAGAATTAGTTAAAAACTTGCAACAGTATCAATTAAAAATCGGCGATGTTGAAGTGCAAAAGCACCAATTATTACACGGTTTTGCGGAAGCTCAAAACGGTCTTGAAGTATTTCAAAAAGAATTAAAAGAAGAATACGGCAATGTTACCATAGACATTAACTCTGGTGATATCAAAGAAGTTGAAGATGAGCCTAATACGGAAGATTAGTATTGGAAGAGACTATAAAAATGACGCCATGCACTATTCTGTTGGACAGGAAGTGTATGGTGGTCATACTATAGCTAATATAATAGAAGAAGATAATCAGTACTCTATATATATACAAAAAGGAAACGAGTTATTGCCTTGGAAAGATTTTAATAAGAACATGGCAATCGCAATTGAATATGACTTACAATATTAATGAAATCAATTTTTAATTTTATAGTTAAGCCTAAATCTGGAAGATCAACTTCAGCTAAAAATATAGAAGGAGGCGAGTTGCTTTTAAACACAGAGCTTCAAAATCATAATTACGTAAGTAGACAAGGTGTTGTACTATCAAAGCCGCTAGCTGTTGAAACAAGCATAAAAGAAGGAGACGAAGTTATTTTGCATCATAATGTTTTTAGAAGATTTTACGACATTAGAGGCAAAGAAAAAAATAGTAAAAGCTACTACGCAGAAGATAAGTATTTTGCTCAACCAGATCAAATATATGCTTATAAAAGAAAAGGCGTTTGGAAAGCTGAAAAAGGTTTTTGTTTTATAAAACCAATAAAGGAAGACAAAATGTTTTCTATAGATTTTGAAAAGCCTGGTAAAGGCATAATTAAATATACTGATGGCAGCGTGGAAAGAGACACATTGGTTTCTTTTAAAGTAGGTATGGAATATGAATTTTTTATTGAAGGCGAAAGACTATATAGAGTGCCATCCAATCAAATTACAATTAAATATGGACATCAAGGAAACGAAGTTGAATATAATCCAAGCTGGTCACAAAGCAGTTGAGGAGTTAATAAAGGTTGCAGGAGAAAAGATTGTAGATTCAGGGGACGACATATCAGCTGATAGACTTAAAAACGCCGCGGCTACTAAAAAGTTAGCTATATTTGATGCTTTTGAAATTCTTAATAGAATAAAAGATGAGCAAGATATGCTTGACGATAAGCCGAAAGAGGAAATGATTCAGAAATCATTTAGTGGATTTGCGGAAAAAAGATCTAAATAATGTACGAGCAAACTTTATATAAAATAGTAGAGCCCGTAAAACTTACAACCATCTCTAGGCTTAATAAAGCTAAGAAATGGGAATATGGATACAATAAAGAAAATGATATTGTTGTAATAAGCAAGACAGGTCAAATAGGCGAAATATACGATATACAAGGACTTAAGATAGCATTGCCAAAAGCCCCTGCTAAGTTAAGTGAAATTAATAACAAGTGGAAGCCAGAGGAGTATCCTAAGGAGCTTAAGTCAATTAGCAGTATATTTGACTGGAGGGAATATCCGGAAAGCTTTCAGACTAAATGGGAACCCTATATAGATGAGCAATTTAAAAGAAGAGACGAAGGTCATTGGTTCAATAATAAAGGCGTGGCTACTTACATTACTGGTACTCACTTTATGTACCTGCAGTGGAGTAAGATTGACGTCGGGCAGCCAGACTTCCGGGAGGCAAACAGATTATTCTTTATATTCTGGGAAGCTTGCAAAGCGGACTCACGCTGCTACGGAATGTGTTACCTTAAAAACCGTAGGAGTGGATTTTCGTTCATGTCCTCAGCTGAAACTGTTAACCTCGCGACAATTTCCTCGGATTCACGGTTTGGCATATTGTCAAAGTCTGGCTCTGACGCTAAAAAAATGTTCACAGACAAGGTTGTACCGATCTCCGTCAACTACCCGTTCTTTTTTAAACCAATCCAAGACGGTATGGACAGGCCAAAAACCGAACTTGCCTATAGAATCCCCGCCTCGAGGCTTACCAGGAAATCTATTCAAGCCAGAAAAAGCACAGAAACTCTTGAAGGATTAGATACAACGATTGACTGGAAAAATACTGGTGACAACTCCTATGATGGAGAAAAATTAAGACTATTAGTACACGATGAAAGCGGAAAGTGGGAAAGACCAGATAATATATTAAACAACTGGCGAGTAACTAAAACAACTTTAAGATTAGGATCAAGAGTTATTGGTAAGTGTATGATGGGATCAACATCAAACGCTTTAGATAAAGGAGGAGCAAACTTTAAAAAGCTTTATGGTAACTCTAAAGTAACGAAAAGAAACAGGAATGGTCAAACAGCTTCTGGTTTGTATTCTTTATTTATTCCAATGGAATGGAATTATGAGGGGTTCATTGACGAATACGGAGCACCTGTATTTGATAAGCCTACAGAAAAAACAGTTGGGCCGCACGGCGATGTTATAGACATTGGAATAATAGAGCACTGGGATAATGAAGCAGATGGATTAAAAGGAGACCAGGATGCTTTAAACGAATTCTATAGACAGTTTCCACGCACAGAGGAACACGCTTTTAGAGATGAAACAAAAAACAGTATATTTAATTTAGCAAAAATATACGAACAGATAGATTATAACGAGGATCTGCGAAATACTGCTGTTGTAACAACCGGTAGTTTTAGTTGGCAGAACGGTGTAAAAGATTCAAAAGTTTTATTTACACCAAACCCACAAGGTCGATTTAAAATCAGCTGGGTTCCTAATGCTATTTTACAGAACAGACAAGTTATTAAAAGTGGATACAAATATCCAGGGAATGACCACATAGGTGCTTTCGGATGTGACAGCTATGATATATCAGGTACGGTTGGAGGCAATGGATCCAAAGGTGCTTTGCATGGATTAACTAAGTTTAGCATGGAAGATGCACCTCCAAACCATTTCTTTTTAGAATACATAGCTAGACCACAAACTGCTGAAATGTTTTTTGAAGATGTATTAATGGCTTGCGTGTTTTATGGAATGCCTTTATTGTGTGAAAACAATAAACCTAGGCTTTTATATTACTTTAAAAGAAGGGGATATAGAGGATACTCAATGAACAGACCTGATAAGCTTTGGAACAAGTTATCAGTGACAGAAAAAGAAATTGGTGGAATACCTAATTCAAGCGAAGACGTTAAACAGGCTCACGCCGCAGCAATAGAATCTTATATAGATAGATATGTAGGATTAAAAGAAGATGGAAATTATGGTGATATGTACTTTACTGACACCTTAAATGATTGGGCTGGTTTTGATATAAATAATAGAACAAAGTTTGATGCGGCTATTAGTTCAGGGTTGGCCGCGATGGCTTGCAACAAAAACTTGTATAGACCAGTAGGAGAAGTTAATAAACAAAAGTTAAATTTAAAAATCGTTAAGTATAAGCAAGACGGTTCAACATCGAAAATAATAAAATAAGTATGGCTGATTCAGTTGTAAAAGGTTTTTTTCCTAGTCAAGTTGCTAGTGATGCTGAAAAAATTTCAACAGAGTATGGGTTGAAAGTTGGTAGAGCTATTCAAGACGAATGGTTTAAAACGGATAGAGGTAATTCAAGATATGAAAGTAATCAAAATACATTTCATAGATTAAGACTATACTCTAGAGGAGAACAATCTATACAAAAATATAAAGACGAATTATCTATAAACGGTGACTTATCTTATTTAAACTTAGATTGGAAGCCCGTACCAATTATACCTAAGTTTGTAGACATAGTTGTTAACGGAATGTCGGAAAGAACGTTTGATATAAAAGCTTACTCTCAAGACCCTTATGGCGTTAGCAAACGTACAGATTACATGGAGTCTATTATTAGAGACATGCAAACTAAAGAGCTTAACGAATTTGCTAAAGACAATTTTGGCCTTAATTTATTTGAAAACAGCCCTGAAACGCTACCTGATTCAAAAGAGGAGCTAGAGCTGCATATGCAACTAAGTTATAAGCAAGCGGTTGAGATAGCAGAAGAGCAAGCAATTCAAACTTTACTTGACGGCAATAGATACGATCTTACTAAAAAGAGAATAAATTATGATTTAACGACTATCGGTATTGGGGCTGTAAAAAATACTTTTACAAAGTCAGAAGGTGTTAAAGTTGAGTATGTTGATCCAGCTAACTTGGTTTACTCTTATTCAGATTCACCTTATTTTGATGACATATACTATGTAGGCGAAGTAAAAAACGTTACTATTAATGAACTTAAAAAACAATTTCCAAATTTAACAGAGGATGAGCTGAATAGAATATCAAAAACAGCATATCAAAATAACGGATTCTACGATAGGTCATTAACAAATTACGATGAAACCGATGCTAATACGGTTCAGATTCTTTACTTTAACTTTAAAACTTATATGAATGAAGTATATAAGGTTAAAGAAACAGCTACAGGAGCAAGTAGAATCTTATTAAGAGATGACCAGTTTGATCCACCAGTTGAAATGCTTGAAGAACAGTTTGGAAAAATGTCAAGATCCCTTGAAGTGTTATACGAGGGAGTTTTAGTTTTAGGAACGGATATGTTGCTGAAATGGGAAATGGCAAAGAATATGATGCGTCCTAAGAGTGATTATACTAAGGTAAAAATGAATTACAGCATTGTAGCTCCTAGAATGTACAAAGGCAGAATTGAATCTTTAGTGAGCAGAATAACTGGGTTTGCAGATATGATTCAATTAACTCATTTAAAACTTCAACAAGTATTATCAAGAATGGTGCCGGATGGTGTTTATCTTGATGCTGATGGTTTAGCTGAAATAGATTTAGGTAATGGAACTAATTATAATCCGCAAGAGGCTTTAAATATGTTTTTTCAAACAGGATCTGTAATTGGTAGATCATTTACTCAAGAGGGCAATATGAATCCCGGTAAAGTTCCGATTCAAGAAATTACAAGTGGCTCTGGGGGAAATAAGATGGGAGCTTTAATACAAACGTATAATTATTATTTACAGATGATAAGAGATACGACTGGATTAAATGAAGCTAGAGATGGATCAACCCCTGATTCAAAAGCATTGGTTGGCATACAGAAAATTGCCGCAGCTAATTCTAACACCGCTACAAGACACATATTGCAAGGAGGTTTATTTTTAACAGCTGAAACAGCGGAATGCTTATCATTAAGGATTTCTGATATATTAGAGTACTCTCCAACGAGAGAAGCGTTTATTCAAAAGATAGGAGGCCACAATGTAGCAACCTTGGAGGAAATGGGTGAATTGCATTTATATGACTTTGGTATATTTATAGAGCTTACTCCAGATGACGAAGAAAAGCAAATGTTAGAAAACAACATACAAACAGCTTTATCCGCAGGATTGATTGATTTAGAAGACGCTATTGACATCAGGGAAATTAAAAATTTAAAGCTAGCTAATCAACTGTTAAAGCTAAGAAGAAAGCAAAAAGCTGACAAAGACCAAATTAGAACACAACAAAATATACAGGCTCAAGCTCAAGCAAACGCTCAAGCTCAACAAGTAGCTGCTCAAGCTGAAATACAAAAAAATCAAGTTATTACACAGCAAAAAGCACAACTATTGCAGATGGAGGCTCAGATTGATTCTCAAAAAATGCAACAAGAGGTACAGGCTAAGATCCAATTAATGCAGGTGGAATTCCAATATAACATGCAACTCCGCGGGATAGACGCTGAAGCAGCAAGGAAAAATGATCAAGAAAGAGAAGACAGAAAAGACCAAAGAATCCAAATGCAAGGAACGCAGCAGAGTGAATTAATTGAGCAAAGAAGTAATAACACCCCCCCTAAGAATTTTGAGTCATCAGGCAATGACATATTAGGAGGAGGATTTGACTTAGGTTCCTTTGAGCCTAGGTAATAATAGTAATAATAATTATATAATATTTTATCATGACAGAACAAGAAGAAGGATTACCTTTAGCGGAAGGGCAACAAGCACCTGAAGTTGAAGTACAAACAGAGGTCGCTCCGGAAGAAACCGGACCAGTGGCCACAAAAGATGAAGACGGCACATTCAAATTAGACCTAACCGGAGCTAATGAGAAACCCGCAGAATTAGTTGAACCCGAGGTTACAGAAGTAATTGAACCTGCAGCGGAAGTAGAAGCAGAAGTTGCGGCAACTGAAGAGTTTCAAGCCTTAGAGGAAATAAGCGAGGAGGAGGTTTCAGAAATAGCAGAAGAATTACAAGATAATATTCAAGAAGCTATTGAAGAGCAAAAAGAGTCTGGTATTGAATTACCGGAAAACATTCAGAAGGTAGTTGATTTTATGAATGACACAGGCGGAAGCTTAGAAGATTACGTAAAACTTAACACTGATTACTCTGCGTTAAACGAAACTCAATTGCTAAGAGAGTATTACGAAAACACTAGACCTCACCTCGATAAAGAAGAGATTGAC